TTGAGTTTTAGTTTGAGTTTGCCCACCCCCGTCACCACCAGTACGAACCTGGTTACCATAAGCATCTGTTTTACCTGCCATTCTACTTTCCATATATCCAGAATAAACTTCATTTTGTTTTTCAACAGATAGTTTATCAAATTCTTCTTTAGTGTAACCAATATTTTTTTTAGCTTTTGATGAAGTTAAAACTTTTTCAGTAAAAAATTTACCAGTATATTGTGCACCTTTTTGTAATGGTTTACTTAAAATTTTAGTTGCAACTCTTACAGAAGGTGGCCCTTTACCTGTAGCTCGTCTTACATTATAAGCACGTTGATCTTGAAAAGCTTGTGCTTTTTCTTTAGCAATATCTTTTTCTCTTGTTTTTGAATATTGTGTAGTTAATCCTATTTCTCTACTTGTTTTATAAGTATTATTATTAGAACTACCACCTTTATTGCCACCATCACCACTCATAGAAATTCCTTTTTATCAGATTTATTCCAAAATCTCTTATATCCTGCTTTTCGCAACGCACAATATAATTGCCAAGGAGTAATAATATACCATCTAAAAAAACCTATTAATCTCATTATAAAAGATACACAGCTTAATTCTTTAATTCTAAACAAATGCCAATCTTGTTTTACTGGACATACAAGTATTTCATAGTCATACAAATAAGCAAAAAGGTTCTTGGATTGTTCTTTATTCAAGATAGATGTTTTAATTCCTGCATGTGTAAATTCTAAATGTTCCCATGCATCTATAGTGTCTATGTATTTTAAGGCTCCACAATGACCAAATCCATGTGGAGGTTTCCACCACCATATCCACTTAGCAAATCTTTGTGTTCTTTCATTATGGAAATAAACTAACCATTCCTCTTGAATAGATCCCATACTTTCCTTTTCTGTGTTTTTTGTCCAGCAAATACATCCCATTCTTTTTTAGCAATTACAGGTTTACTTTGTGACCTACCTGCTAATAAAGTTCTACCTTCACCAGCACCCATCATTAAATATTGTAATGCATCATGAACGTGAGAGTATCTATTTTTAAATGGCTTCTCATCATATCTATCTCCAGATGTTTGAAGTCTTCTATAATGATAACCACCACTAAATCCTTTTTTTAAATTGACACATTTTGGATCAATTATAAATCCTGCTTTACCATCTATAAGTCTTTGCAAAGCAGTATCTACAGAATCTATTCTCAAAGCAACATCATTAGATGGTGCAGGTACAGCTTTTAATCCATAATTTCTCATAATAGAAAAAGGAGTTCTTTCATCTGTTTGTGATCTAAAATCTCCAGCAGGATCTCCAAATATTTGTACATCAAAGTTTTTATAATTTTTAGCTATCTCACCTCTTAGTAATTCAGAAAATCTAACAACACCCATATCAAAACAAACAAGTTCATTTAATATATTCCATCTACCTAATGTTGTCTTTTGACCAAAGACAGCAGCAGGTGTTAAACCAAAGTCAATTCCAATAAATAATGTTTGATTTACATTTGGTTTTAATTGTTCTGGAGCTATATGTAATTCTTGTTTAAAGTTAGGATATACAGGTTTACCTTCTTCAATAGATCCTAATTTGTTTAATACATAAACATCTATCCATCCTTTTGTTTTACCTCTAATAATATTAGGATAATATTTAGGTGTTAAGTTTTTTTTATTTTCTGCATTTTCATTTGGAACATATTCTTCTGTAAATCCTTCTTTGTTTTTCTTTTCTATCAAAGCAGGTGGTTGTGTATGAAAACTCCAGTTGTCTGGTTTAATTAACATAAGAGCTTCATCTCTTGAGATATGATCTGGTACAGGAACATCACCTGCCATTATTGGCCACCAATGATCTTCTTCTGGTGCATTGGTATCAGCTATAACTCCATACCATGTAGCACCACCATCTCTCATAGAAGGATAACGACCTACCCTCATAGTACAAGCATCTATAATTGATTTAGGTATTTCTCTAGCTTCGTTTACCCAAACACCAGTAAGTTCTAAAGATAATAATTTTTTAACATCTTCTGGTCTATCAAGAGCTAAGAATATAACTTCTAAATCTATATCACCTTTTATTATTTTATGAGTATAAGGTACAGACCAAGCAAAGTTTCCCCAAGTATCTTCTGGAAACCAATCTAACCAAGTTTTAATTGTTGTTGTTTTTAATTGTGGGTTTGTATTTCTTATTACTGCCCATCTTGATTTACGAACACCTTGTTCGTTTTTATTTTGTAATAATGCTCGTCTAAATATTTCTATACAACAAGATACAGATTTACCAGATCCAACTGGGCCCCTTAAACCTCTAAAGAAGTCATCAGACTTCATAAAAGATTTTAATGTTTGTCCTTCTGGTTTGTATTGAAAATTAATCGACATTTGTACCTACATTAGCTTTTAGCAGTTTGTAGATAGTTTCTTCTCCAAAAGCTTCTACTAATTTATCAGCTTCATAGTCAGTAATCATATGTGTTGGATAATGTTTAAGATGTGTTTTTTTAACTATTGCTCTTAATCTTCTTCTATCCTTTAAACTTAAATTATTTAGAAAACTCATAAAAAATTAATACTACTTAATTCATCTTGTTCTATAACCCTATCTCTAACAATATCTAGTATTTGTTTTTCTGTACCATATTTATTTTCAAAATTTTTTTTATCAAGATGTATACCAGTATTGCCTTGGTGATGCTCATAACATAATGGAATTACTTCAAAGTGTGAGCTTCTTCTTCCGATACCTACATTACCTGTACCATTGTTTCTTATATGATGTAATGTTGCAGGACTTTGGCAGACAAAGCAACCTAACTCAGCTACTTTGTCCATCCAAATTTTTTCTTCTTTGGTAGCCACTATTTTTTCTTTTTGGCTGCCATTATTTTTTTCTTTAAAGCTGTAGGTAATGTTTTTTGCTTTGACGTCATTCCACTGCTTTTACTTGCAGGTCTTCCTCTTTTTGAACCGTAGGTTCCTTTTCCATAAGGCATTTTTTTTCCTCCTCTGTTATTTCATAATATGTAGCTCTACATCCATCTGGTATAGCAGCACTACATTTCTGCATAGCTATAACATCATTATCTGCAGAAAACAATATTTCTTTTTTAAAGGTTTCACCCTTCCATATCTTAGCAATGTAATACATTTATTTTTTCTTAGCTGTCTTTGCTGACTGCTTAAATGCTTTTGATGTTGGTGCACCTTTTGATCCTGGTTTTCTCATTCTTTCACCAGAACCAGATTTAATTCTTTCTCTCTTTGCATGTATGTTTGCATACAAACCTTTTTTTGCCATTTCTTTCTCCTATGATTTTTTATTATTATTTGCAAAACTTCTTGCAGCAGCTACCGAACCAAATCCCCATGCTTTTAATGCTAAGGCTTTTCTTGTAGGTCTGCCTTTGCTATCTTTCATTGGGCCCTTCATTCCTGCAAACCTTGCAGCAAATGATATTCTTCTTGGATTCTTTCCAGACTTTACAGGTGCTTTTAAATTAGAACCTTCTGTTCTTTTGAAGAAGGCTCTACCTCTAGCATTTAAACCACCTTTTGGATTTTGATATACTTTAGCTACCATAAATAAACTTTACCTTTGGGTAAAAAAAAATAAAACGCACTTACTTTCCTTGCCGATTATATTTTTTAAAATCCCTTTTCTTAGCCTTGTTCATTGAACTTCTTTTAGGCTTTCGACTAGATATACTAGTCCTTTTGTATTTCGCCCTTGTTTCATGGGCAATCTTATTGAGATCGAACTTTTTCTTAGCCATGTGTAACTGATTACCTTAGTGTGTGCTTAAAATCAACTCTGTTGTGTGTGTAACTCCACTAGTCATCTAGACGATGGCGTTTTTGCCCCCACCCCCTCGTTCCGAGTGGGGCAAATGTCGGTACTCTGTACCGTCACTTTTTAAGAAAGGTCGATGTTAATCTTAATGTCCCCTTGGATATTATGTGCTACCTTATCTGGCGCTCTCAGTCCTACTCTGTCGAGTATGTCCCTCGAGGCTTCGAGTTGCACATACTCTGACTTAGCTCCAGAAGACAGGTCGATAAGTTTCCTACTCGCTGACACTGCACCTAGTCCTAGAGTTCGAGCTATTGCTTGTTGCATATAGGTCTGTACTTTTGGAAGTCGTAGTGTGCGAGAAGCACTTACTCTCCCTGCTTCTTCGCTTCCTTTGCTTGAATATCCTGCTGTTTTAGCTGCTTCCTTGATACTACATCCAGTTGTTACGATGGTATCTACTAGCTTCTTCTGTTTCTCTGTTAGTTCGCTCATATAACGCTTTTCCTATTCTACCCCTAACTGTTCGTAAGGGTTAGACTTCCACTTGTCAAGCTTTATATTCGCTCACTTGTCGTGTTGGCTACGCACAACACTCTATCTAGTATAGATAAGAATAATGCGACAATCGGGCTCTAGTTCATTAGCTTCACTCATTCGAGTATTGACGACACACTTGTGTGCCGTTCCCTTTGGTCACTCGTCAATACTCATTCGTTTCGCTATTCACTTCAAACCTTCGGTTTTCACCCTTCGGGTAACGATCCCTGTCGTATGCCCTCACTCCGTTCGGTTAGTAGGAGTGTCGACAAGCGACACCCTTTTATCCCATACACGATTTTCTCTTTACGCAGCTCCGAAGGTCGCTGCTTTATTCGCTAAGAACTCGCCTGACAGTTTGCAGAGCAAACTTCTAGGCATCCTTCTGCGCTATTGGCTTCGCCTGAGAAACCCCTGTGTTACTCGAAACGCAAGGAACTGCGTTCCCTCTTGCCCTTTGGGCAATTCACCCTGCTAAGTGGCGTTTCTGCGTTACTCGGTATCGCTATGGGCCCCTCCCACACACGGGGTGTACTCGCTTGTATCATGAGTTTGCCTCAATGAACATACCCTTCGTTTCACTTCGGCGAGGACACGAAGGTCGCACACAAGGTGCAACCCCTGTGTCGCATGTAATCATTGAGCTTTGCCTCATGATGACTGCTCGAGTAACCCAGTGTGTCACAACTTGGGTATTTATTAACTTTAACTGAAAGGTATATATGAACATTAATGAGTTACTTGATTACTATAAGATTGCTAAAGATAGTAATAACATCAAGAGAGTTGAACAATTAGCACACAATCGTGACATTGCTGTCACGACTGGTGATGATGATGAGTTGAGTTTGATTGATGCTGAGTTAAATACAATGTCTTCTGATCCTGTTAAGGTGGAAGAAGGTAAAATTAGTATTTTTGCTGATGATAAAAGTGTTAGTGAATATGCTAGTGGTAAGCCTATTTCACAAAAGATTGAATATAATGATGGAGGATTTTAATGTCTAAATTAGGTAATCTTTTAAAAGTTGTAGGTATTTCGTTATTAATTATGGCATGTTACTTTGTAGGTGCCATTTTTAGTATACTGCTATCACCTGTGGTTATCGGGTTGATTGCTATTGC